AGATTCATCAACCTGCTTTACATAAGAAGTGGACACCCGCAGAAGTGAGTCAAATCCTGTTTCGCAGAATTGGTTCGGTGGACGATGCAATTCATGATTTGGTGCACGAAAATCCAGAACAAGTATTTAAATTTTCGCGTGGGAATATCAAACAATCTCCACAGGAACAAGAACAACCAGAACAAGGAACCCTTTTAACAGATTTAGTTGGTGAGAGTGAACCAATTGAACAAATGAATATTACAGATATAGCACCTCCCACGATTTCAACAAATGTGATTGTAAGCACTCGTGCCTCGGAACACGAACCTGATTATGATTATGGTCCTGGGGAATTTTTTGGGGGTGGAGGGTATTATGGTGAAGGTCGTCCAGAATTTCCCACAAAAGAACAACTTGAACAAGAAAAACAAGTTCGTAAACAATTATTTGCCATAGGTGGTGAACGAATACATCAAGTCGAAAAATATTATTCATCAAAAATAGACATCGCACGAAAAGCATTTATAGAAACACATGGACAAGACGCATATAATGATTGGAAGATTAATAAACCAGAAATAGAGGCAATCAATAAGGAATACGAACAATCACTTCATAAAGCACGATTAAAAGAAGTAGAACAATCGTTTATATTTAAAACACTTGATGAATGTCCTGTGACAAATCCAGATCCTACGATTCCCATTTATAATCAGAATATCCAGAGTCTCCTTGAAGCAGAAGAAGTAAATATTCAAGAGATTCGCTCTACCACCATAAATGAAGTTCTTCAGTCACCCATGTTTACAAACAATGATGGCTATACTGCGATGAATGAAAATGGTTCGTCAGATGGTAGTTGGGATGCCATGTTTCAAGAACCTCTTCAACCCTTTAGTTTTTAGATTTCCAGATACTCACTAGTCGTGTATAGAGCACCTTTGCCTTCACAAGATTCACATCATTAAACGACCAGAGAACCCCATGAAACGGATGCAACATTTGTATGCGTGTGATGGGTCGGCACAAGCCACACGCAACAAACAAATACGAAGCCAACCAAGCTTCTGTCCACGCATACATATCAGGTCTCTTTTCCCCAGTGAATCGCATCAAACGTCGTCCAATCAAACAATCAGAACCAACTGGTTGGAATCCATCAGGAATAACTTCAGGATTAATACTCAAATCTCCATCCAAATCATCCAACATTGCGCGCAACGTGCTTTCCAACCGTTCCAATAAAGGCAAACATTCTGTCAAATGATCTCCAACCGCTCCAGCGCGGAACAAACCCGCAACACGACCTTCTGCCACTTGTTCCAAACATGCCAGTCTCCAAATATCCCCCAAACAATCTCTCCATCCAATCGTTGGATTGACAAATCGTCTCCACGCACGCAAGACTTCCACACGATATTCTGTTGGAACAACACAATTGGTCGGACCAATTTTGAATTCGTCCAACGAATAATCCTCAAATCGCAAGGGACGGATTTGACCACGCAGTTTGGCCAATAAACTTGTCGCGGCGACAATCTCTTTTTGTGTCCAACCAAGTCCTCGTTCATTGGACCATCCTTCTAAATCACCATAATCGGCGGGTTGCATTCGTTTGGTATCGGCAAAGAAATGTCGTACCATCAAATCAAACTCTTCACGCCAGAGTTCCCAGAACTCACGATCTTCTTGAAACACACGAATGGTAAAAATCATTCGTTCACGAAGAGGGTCTTTATAAGGCTCTGTCCACCCACGGAGTTCAAACAAACACCGTTTCATCCAAAGACGCGTAAATGCCTCAAAGTCTTTCGTATCGGTCCACGCAGGAATACGCCATGATTCTCCAGGAGGAAAGAGTCGTTCCTCTTGAATGGGCGGGAGTTCATCCTCTTTCCATGGTAACAATCCATCATTTCGTATAAGTTGCCATTCATCGCCGTCCAACGCATCCAATAGACTTTGGAGATTCGGTGCCCCAGAATTCACTTCCAATTCACTGAGAGCATATTTGGCCAATCCGTGAAAGGTGATGAGTTGGTATCCAATCTCTCGCACAAATCGTGTGAGAGTCCGTTCATTTCCATGATAGGACAAACACATTCGTTTACGAGCTCGTGTGACGGCTACGTAGAAGAGACGACGCTCTCCAATGATTTCATAGGGTGTTTTTCTGGAAGGTAGACTCTCATCACTCAAGGAAATTAAGAAGGTAATATCCCATTCGAGCCCTTTTGAGCCGTGAAAGGTGGCTAAATCTACGACATCTTGATTGGCAGAAGCAGTTTCATGATCTTCTTCGGCACGTTCCATAACTAAGAATCGTGTTCGGATTCCATTTTGGATGAGTGTTTCTTCAGCACGATATAAGTCTACATTATTACGAGCCAATACGGCAACAGTATGATGGGGATACGCCGCACGATACTCACGAATAGCGTTCCCTAGCCATGTATATTCATCAGACGCCCGCCAGAAGAATCGCACATCAGGTTTCGCACCACCTTTTGCGTGGGCGACCATATGTTCTTTCCAAGGAAGTGTGGGGATTCCTCTCATGACACGATTGGCAACAGCGACAAGTGCCTCTGTGCTACGATAGTTTTGACGAAGTTGATAGTCGGCGACAGTTGGAACAATACGATGAAAGTCCAAGAGGAATCCTGCGGAAGAGCCTCGCCATGTATAAATGTTCTGGGCATCATCGCCCACTAAAATCATTCTGGCACCGATATGTCGCATTGTTTCCAAGAGACGCCATTGAATCGCATTGATATCTTGGAATTCATCAACGACAATATATTTGATCCGACCGACCCATTTCCGACCCCGTTCTGTGCGCATCCATTGAATCCACCGAACAGGTAATTCATCAATAAAAAACATGCTTGATTGATGTCCATTGGAGCCGGATGGATATGTTTTGAGGATTGTGTTGGCGAGAGCATGAAAGGTTCCCGCCCATAGACTGACCGGCCCGACAAGACGCCGAACACGCGCCAACATTTCACGAGCTGAATTACGACTAAATGTGAGGAGGACGATTTGATCGGCGGTGACACGAGTATGTGTGAGGAGCCATGCGATACGGGCAGTAATCGTTGTTGTTTTACCGGAGCCAGCGGAGGCGAGGATTCGTTGATGTTCATAAGGGTCTGCGGTGACGATTCTGTATTGTTCTGAGTTGAGTGTTGCTTTGCCGTGAGAAAATTCGCATGTATGTGATTCAGTCATTAGTAGATAGTTATTGTGAAAAGTTTAGACCTTCTACTATGAGTCTGGAATGGTTTATAAAAATATTGTATAGAAGAATAGTAGATGGCAGAAAATAATACTGCTTTATTGGCTATGTTTGCTGCTAAAAATGCAGCGAAAGCAGCAGCAAAAGCAGCAAAACGGGCGGCGACAAATAGAAGAAGAACTCAATTAGAAGATGCAATTGCTGCTTCTTCTGGTCCTATTCCATTGGAAAACCGTCCTGCCGTATTATATCAATTAATTACGAATGGAAAATATGAAGAATTAGAGCAATTTTTTAATAATAATAATGATACAGACCCAAATATGACACTGAATATTGGATCTTATACAGGTTCACTATTATTTCTACCTTTGCGTAATTATGGCAATAATACAAATGTATATTTGAATATCATTCGTTTGTTACTTGAAAGGGGGGCAAATCCAAATACTATAGACGCAAATCGTCACCCACTTCTTGAAGCCATTCGTTATGATAGTGATGAATTAGTCGATCTTCTTCTTGAACATGGTGCCGATCCAAATGCCAGTGAAACAATCGAGGAACCATTAAATGGGAATGGTTTAGAAGTACCTGAAACCACTACAACAACTGCTGTTCAAGAAGCAATTCAAATGCGTAATTTTAATCTTGTGACAAGATTATTATCGAATCCTGATGTGATATATCCAATTAATAGATTGCAGTCTGACATATTTACATTTAGCCAAAATAATTATGAGAATCATAATTTTTTGGTTATGTATGATACTCTATTGCCATTATTGGTCATCGCGATTGCAAAAAATAATCAAGAGTTATTTGACGCATGTATTGCGCGTGGTGCGAATGTAAATATCGAATTAGAGAATGGATTTACACCGTTATTCATAGCAGCTAGACATGGGCGATTGAATATGGTACAACAATTACTCGCAAATGGAGCCGATCCTTTGTTTCAAACAGAAGGTGGGTATACTCTTGGATATTTTGCACACGCTTCTGGAAATCAGGAACTGATTGACTTTCTTATAGCACATGAAATTTCTTTTCCAGGAATTGCGGAAGGTGATCCTACCTTTGTACAAGAATCCGTTCCACAAGAAAATCCTATTCTTAATACTCCAGAATATACAATCTATGAATCTCGTACAATACCTACAAACCGTATTCCTCAATTGGATCCAAACACAGAAGTATTTGATACACTTATGGCATCCGATTCTACACTTGATACAATACTTGAGGACGAGGATAATCTAATTTTCCGTTATGGTCATAAACATGGGGTCAATGTGCCATCGGATTACAAATATTTTGCGTATCCAAGAAGTTCAATCATTGATTCATTACAACGAAATGAAAATTTACGATATAAATGTAAACGAGAAATGGAAGGGGCTCCAAGAATCAACAATATTTCATATCCTTCTCCTGCGTATTTTATTATTAGCGGTCCTCAATCATTTATGATTCCTTTATCACACATTGTAGGATGGATTGATAAACCTAAAGTGCGGATATTTGATATAATTGATACTGGAAAACAAATTGATGTTATGACAAGTTGGCATTCCATTCAAGAAGGATATGAAGGCAGAGGGTTGCGCGGTCATCCAGTCAATATACGAAGCGCAGAACATTGTAATCCTGGAACAAGTCATAGAGAATACAAATTAGCGATTCTAGAAATGGGTGAACCTGCACCAGCTGAAGGAGGAAGACGCCGTCGTCGTCATCACACTGCGCATAAAAAGCGAATCATTCCACGACGCAGAGTGACTCGTAAACGACGTCATCATGTGACACGTCGAAAGAAACAAGTTAAAAAACCACATAAAATGGCACACAAGTCGCATAAACGTCGTTAGACCCCAGAAGGATGAAAGATCCAGCCGTTCTGGTCTCCAAGAAAGCTTTCTAGATGTTCCCAATCACGAAAGACATGATTGACAATATTTCGCATAGCTTCAGAATCAGGGGGAATTGTTAAAAGCGTCACTTGCGCTAGTTCACCTTCGGCATGGTTGATACCAAGCATGCCGAAGTTTTCAGTAGGATCAATTGATCCTTCGTAGAGTTTAACACACGCAGCTCGTTGCTTACTATCATGTTCACATGCCTCACGAATGGCAATTAAACGTTCAGTAAGTTCAACAAGGTTTTCTAGTTGTGTATGATTTACTTCTGTGATTGTGCTCATAAACTCCATTGGTTAGATTTTGTTAGGTTGGGTGGTGATCAAATTGTTCACCGATGGCTTCAATTTTTCCACATCTACATACCAAGACCTGCCA